GATCCTGAATTGGAATTCCAAGACAAGTATGTTTCTATCAAACAAGGTAGCATGAACATCAAGTTCTTTGCTGCAGATCCATCTGTGTTGGTAGCACCACAGAAAGCAATCACCTTCCCTGATGCAGAAATTAATTTTAACATGTCTGCAGGAATGCTCGATATGATTAAGAAAACTTCTTCAGTCCTTCGTGCAGCCGATGTATCAATCGTCGGTGATGGTAGCAAAGTTACTGCTGTCGTTGGAGACAAGAAGAATGCCACTGGTAACTCTTACAGTGAAGCAATCGGTGACACTGATAAAGTCTTTAAGGTAAACTTGAAAGTAGAAAACTTAAAGATGCTTCCAGGTGATTACCAAGTGTCAATCTCCAGTAAGAAGATCTCTCGTTTCAAAGCACCAAACACTGACTTAGTTTACTATGTCGCAGTAGAAGCTGATTCTACATTTGAGTTCTAAGACAAAGAGGAGTATAATCTCCTCTTGTTTCTTTATTATGTTTGGAGTGATATATGATTGATAGTCGTGATGAAATGTTTTTGTGGGTAGAAAAGTATCGTCCACAAAAGATTGATGATTGTGTTTTGCCACAAGCATTAAAGAATACTTTTCGCCAGTATGTAGAGCAAGGTGAACTACCTAACTTTTTGTTTACTGGTTCAGCAGGTGTGGGTAAAACTACAATTGCTAAAGCACTATGTAATGAAATTGGTGCAGAGTTTATGATGATCAACGGATCCGAAGAATCGGGTATTGATACTCTGCGCACTAAGATTAAGGGATTCGCTTCCACTATATCATTGACTGATGCCAAGAAAGTTGTCATCCTCGATGAAGCGGATTACCTTAATGCTAATTCAACTCAGCCAGCGTTGCGTGGATTCATTGAAGAGTTTGCCAACAACTGTCGATTCATTCTAACTTGTAACTTTAAGAATCGTATCATTGAACCTATCCACAGTCGTTGTGCTGTAGTTGAGTTTAAGATTGATTCCAAAGACAAACAAGAGATCGCTGCAACCTTCTTCAAGAGAGCAGTATCAATCCTTAAACAAGAGCAGATTGAATTCGATCCTAAAGTTGTTGCCGAACTAATCACTAAACACTTTCCAGATTACCGTAGGATTCTAAATGAACTCCAACGATACTCTGTTTCTGGTAAGATTGATTCTGGCATCCTTGTCAATATGTCCGAGGAATCATTTAAGAGTTTAATCAAACTTCTAAAAGAAAAAGACTTCACCGAAGTCCGTAAGTGGGTTTCAAAGAACTCCGACTCAGATACTACATCACTATTCCGTGAATTATATGATAGTGCTGCAAACACGATTGAACCAAACAGTGTTCCACAGTTGGTTCTTATTCTTGCAGACTATCAATATAAAGCAGCATTTGTAGCTGACCATGAACTAAATATAATGGCAGCACTCACTGAGATTATGGCTCAGTGTAAATTCAAATGAGGCTAATATGGAACTTATTTTACTAGTAGTATATACATTTATTGTATGGCTCGGTGGATCAATTGCTGGATGGAATGCCAGAGAAAAGCATGCCAAACGACAGATGGAAAAATTCTTTGAAACAGTTGATGATGCCGAAGAAGAAGAACTACTCCATATCATTATCGAAAAGCATAATGATATGTTATTTGTTTACGACAAAGATACTAAACAATTCATGGCACAAGGATCTACAAAAGAAGCTGTAGAGAAAATTCTTGTAGAAAGATTTCCTGGAAAACGATTTGCTTGTCACGAGTCTACACTGAAAGAAGTTGGATTTATATCATGACACCATTTGATTTTATTAATGCAATCAATTTTACAAAGAAAGATCTCTTAGCAGAAGACCCGATGGCTAAGAAGGACTATGTTCCTTTTATCATTAACAGGGGTTTAGGTTATTTTCCCGATACAGTCCTATATGCGAATGAGATGAATCGTAACTCATCCATTCCAGTGGACTGGCAGTTTTCTTTTCTACTAAATAGTATCTCTAAGAAGAAAAGATTCTCTAAATGGCACAAAAAAGATGCCGAAACAGAGTCTCTTCGATTAGTTAAAGAATACTTTGGTTATTCCGATTCTAAGGCAATTGATGCCCTAAGTATATTGACGGAAGACCAGTTAGTTATGATAAAAGAAAAATTATACAAAGGTGGAAAATAATGACTGTCGAATTGATTTATTACGACTGGACAGCTGAGTCCATGCTTGAAGTGATACTACCAGAACCAGACAACTTTCTAAAGGTTCGTGAGACACTTACCCGTATCGGGATCGCTTCCAGAAAAGAAAACAAGCTGTATCAATCTTGCCATATTTTACATAAGCAAGGTAGATACTTTATTGTCCACTTCAAAGAATTGTTTGCTCTTGATGGTAAAGAATCTAACATCACGAGTGGCGATATCGAGCGCAGAAATGCCATTGCTGGTTTGCTTCAAGATTGGGATCTATTAAAGATACTAAATAATACGCAAGCAGACAATAAGGCATCACTGTCTCAAATTAAAGTAGTCTCTTTTAAAGAGAAAAATGAATGGGAACTTGTTCCTAAATATAACATAGGAAAAAAATCAAAATGATTAAACTTGAATTGAGTATCGATGATTGTAATATGATTCTTCGTGTATTGGGTAAGCACCCATTTGAGGAAGTAGTTGCAGTTATTAACAAAATTAAAGCACAGGGCGAGCCACAAGTGCAAGCCATGGAAGCAGAAGCTGCAAAAGCTGCAGCTGAATTACCTGCTGTTGAATAAGGGTTATCGTTAGTCTAAACTAATGATTTTCATTAGCTGGTTTTTAGTCTCTTAGTCCTAAGTAGTAAGTCCAATAACGGACTAACAATTAGGAGATTACTATGTGGACTAAACCAGAAGCAGTAGAAATGAGATACGGATTCGAAATCACTATGTATGTGATGAATCGATAAGAATTCACCTTAGGACCACTAAGTTACGAATCGTTGGTAAAGCTGACATGACGAACGATGTCGCTGGAACTAGTAACCAGCATTAATGATATGCCTTCGGGGTATCACTTTTAATTAAACTCGCTTAATAGGAGAAACAAAATGGTAAGACAATTCATTCCCACACTTTTTGGTGAACACTTCAAAGACTTTGATAAGGTGTTCGTAGGTTTCGATGACCAGTTCTCGAAGATGCAAAGTCTTCATGATGAATTAACCAAAAACATCCCTAACTATCCTCCATTCAATGTTCGCAAGAACGGTAATACCTACACGATTGAAATCGCTGTGGCAGGTTTCGCACAAAACGAAATCGACATTACCATTGATGGTGGTAAGTTAATCGTTAAGGGTAACTCTGAGTCAACAGAGCCAGAGGATACTGATTACTTGTTCAAAGGTATTGGCATGCGTGCGTTTACTCGTGCGTGGGCAATCGGTGATCAGTATGAAGTTAAAGATGCTGAGTTGTTCAATGGTGTTTTAAAGATCGCTCTCGATCAATTGATTCCAGAACAAAATAAAGCAAAGAAAGTTCCAGTGAAAACTAAAGGACAAAAAGAATTCTTACAAGAGGACGCATATGATAAAGCTGCTGAGACGCTGTAAACAATTTTTTGTCCTTATGCTTGAAGCACTTGTTGAGGCTCGTAAAGCCAGAGCAGATGCGATAACAAAGGGTATCGGAAGATAAACAAATAATCGTACAAGTAGGGAGAGTTTCGGCTCTCCCTAAATACTTGTATGAAAGCCAAACTATCACCAAACATGATATCTTTCGTTACAGTTCGTCGTGGCGATTGGATATTAAAAATATCTGTTTATAAAAACAAACAGGTAATGGTAGTTGCACAGCATTGTTATGAGTATGAAAGAACATCAATTGCATTCTTTACTGACCAAAACATTGCTGCAGATTTTATTGAACAACTTGTTATAGAGGATTGAGATGACAGAGATTAAAGTATTTAAATTGATTAGTGGTGAAGAATTGATTGGCAAAGTAGAAATTACTGGACTTGGATATACAATAGAAGCACCAGCAACTATTCTCATGCAACAAACAAAAGATGGTGTTGGTTTAGCATTAATGCCATACATGCCTTATACCGAAGGAAAGGTGAAATTGTTCAGTCAATGTATCGCCACCGAAGGTACTCCATCAGATAAAATGACCAACGAATATAGCCGATTATTTGGCTCAGGGATAGAGATCGCTCCAGCGTCCGCTTTAGTCGGTCTGTAACCCTTACTAGGCTCTCCCTAGACCTCCCTCCAAACCCTCTCTTGTAGAGGGTTTTTCACATTCTAAACCCTTGTAGATACAGGGGTTTCTAATCCCCTCAACTCTGTAGGGTTACTCCATAAAGGTGTTGTCTTTAATTGCAACTTGGTGTATAATATAGTCTTAGAAAGTTGAAAAGGAAATGAAAATGACTGAATTTGAAAAGCGTTGCTACGGTATCTCTGAATCTGACATTCGTAAGCAGTACATGAGTTCGATTACTGCTCGTCTGAGTGGTTTGGAAATGGTTGCGATGGGTGTTCTTTCTGATGCTCAAGAACTGATGACCTTTGGTAATGATCAAGCAACTGATCAAGCACGCAAAAACATCAATATCGCAAAGTTCATTCTATCAGAAATGATGGAAGCCCGAATGACTGAAACTGTTTAATTAAAAGGAAAATATATTATGTTCTATAAATCAAAATCTGAGATCCGTGCTGAAACCGAAAAACAAGTGAAGCTGTTTTTGAAGAAGGGTGGATCGATCGAAGTTGTAAAGGCACGCAAAGCACCAACGCAACGCATGTCTGGTAAAGTTACAAGATCTGGTTCCACTGGGACTTCTGGTTTTGCAGCTGGATTCCCTCGCAAGAGTTGCATCTAAGTGTTGTCTTTAATTCAGAATTGAGGTATAATAGTAGTATGAAAATCGAAAAGGAATTGCAAATGTCAAACGAATTCAAATCTTGGGAAGAAATGTCTGTGTTGGAACAAATGCAATGTCAGTACTGGGATATGTACAAGGATGCGTATGGCGTCCGTCCTCGTGGTATCGATACCACTGAGTGGACTGAGGAAGAATTCATGGCTGAATTCGAAACTCTTGGTCGAGTCATCGAGCGTGAAGAGATTGCTCGCAAAGAAAGCGAAGCCAATGCGTCTGTTCGGTTCGAAGCACAGATGGATTCTTTGATGCAGTCTGGTGCAGTTAGTCGTGATGCTGCACTCAAATGGATTCACGAAGCAGAAGGTAGCGATGGTGACGATGAGTACTTGTGCTTTTTGCTAGGTCTTTCCTATGGTTACTTTAGGAAAGCAGCATGATTCTCGCTAGAGAAATTACCAAATGGGATGTTGAATACAGACAACCCAACCACACTTATTTGATGTCCGAAAATATGGAAAAGATTTTCGGTTACTTCATGTGGAACAATCCAAAAGATTTTAAGATGTTTAGCAAACCAATGCGGTTTGATACTCGATATCGTAAATTCAAAGTTCTCAAACGCAACATGCACTTCGAAGGACAAAAGTCCACGAATAAAATTTGGGAAATTAAAGGTAGCAAAGACCATGTATATACCGTAGAAGAATCAGAGAATGGTATGGTCTGTAGTTGTATCGGTTTTAAATATCATGGTAAGTGTAAACATATTGATGGAGTGATGAATGAACATAAATGAATTTCTAAACAGTCTTGCTGAAAATGCCTCACGCAATTTCAAGATCGAACAATTAAACGCACAGAGCGATAACGAAACTCTGCGTGAGGTAATTCGGCTAGCACTAGATCCATTTACTCAATTCTATCAACGAAAGATTCCTGAGTATACCACTGACTCAAAACAAACAAGTCTTGATCAAGCCATGCTTGCATTGTATGACTTGAAAGAAAGAGTCGTGACTGGTAATGCAGCAATTGAATATCTCCGTATGCTTCTCTCATCCGTATCGGCTGACGATGCTAAGGTATTGGAGAGAATCATCTCCAAAGATTTGAAGTGTGGTGTTGATGTATCGACTGCCAATAAAGTTTGGTCTGGTTTAATTCCTGAATACCCATGTATGTTATGCAGTCCATTCGAACAGAAGTTAGTTGACAAGATTAAGTTCCCAGCCTATGCTCAAATGAAGATGGATGGTATGCGATTCAATGCTATTGTCCGTGGTGGCAAAGTAGAATTCCGTAGTCGTAATGGTAAGCAGATTCATCTGCTGGGTAATCTTGAAGCAGAGTTTGCTGCATTAGCAGGTTCAATTGATTGTGTTTTTGATGGTGAGTTGTTGGTCAT